AAGTATGACTACCAACTGTGGATCGACTCGGATATTGTTTTCAATACTGAGAAGTTCCTGCAACTCGTTCTGCTCGATAAGGACATTGCTGCTGGTTGGTACATGACTGAGGATGGTCGTACTACCTCTGTTGCTCACTGGTTGGATGAAGGCGACTTCCGTAACAACGGTGGCGTCATGAACCACGAGACTGGTGAAACGATGCAGAAGCGTAAGAAGCCCTTCACTGTAGACTACACTGGTTTCGGATGGGTGCTCATCAAGCATGGCGTCTTTGAGCACAAGGAGATGAAGTATCCTTGGTTTGCTCCGAAGATGCAAGTCTTTGAGTCTGGCGATGTTCAGGACATGTGTGGAGAGGATGTGAGTTTCTGTCTCGACGCAATCGAAGCAGGATTTGAGATCTGGTGTGATCCCCGTATCAGGGTTGGTCACGAGAAGACTCGGGTTATCTGATACGATGACAGTCTACACGATCTATGTCGATGGTGCTGAGAGGCACACCGATGTAAGTGAAGACGAGTTCTTTGATATAATGGATGAGTACGCGCAGTCCTTTTATGAGACTGGCGTTCCTCATCCAGATAACATTTCACATATAATGAAGGAGACTAATGGCTAAGGTCAAAAAATCGTTGCTCGGAACCCAATTTATCGAGGCGACCCCCAAAAAAACTCGGCAAGGATCTGGACAGCATACAAAGTACGCAGCAACATCCCGTAACGCTGCTCGGAAACGGTATCGTGGACAAGGTAAAAAATGAGTCAATTAATCATCAATCTTCCTTCTCAAAAGGTTTGGGTTCGTAAAGAATACCTTAGAGATCTTAAAGATGGATTTGGTGAGTTTGTAGAGGGCGTCTGGGTATCGTGCAAATCGATACCTGGGCGTGCTTTTTATTTTGAGACATACTTACCTGAGTATGGAGCAATGTTTGACAAACTCCCGATCTCTGCATTTTTGTCGCGCCCCGAAACGCCGACGCCCGATCTGGACCTTCCTAACCTCCAGTTCTGGAACTGCATGGACTATGGCGTTAGATGCCTCCAGAAGCAGTTTATCGGGTCAATGGACTTCGAGGTACGCACACGCAATTTCGGATCCCTCAAGGGCGAATACTGCTTCACTCTGGACAATTATCATCCTGATCCAGACACTACAGACTACAATGTGAGCGAAGTGCCTGATGAGCATAAGTCACATAACTGTATTGAGTTGGAAAACGGTCAATTCTGTTTGTATCCTAATAACAGAACACGCATCTATGACCTGTCAATTACACCAGAAAATCCAAAGACACCTGACTTTAAGGTAAGTACACACTATTTCCAAGTAGAGAACGGTGTACGATGGGGAAGACTAGGTGATACTGATGAATATTTTTGGGAAACTGAAGAAGAGAAGTCACAATAAATAAATTTTAGGGATAGCAACCCCTCTAAAAGTTCTATCTTAGGACTTTCGGAGGACTAAAATGTCTAATCATCCAGTTCCTGATCATGATAGAGAGTATATGCGAGAAACACACGGTACGGAATATCTAATTACAGACCCAAAATCGGACAAATTGCTCCGAGAAGTGGTCGGTGATCACAAACATGATCTCAAAAGGCAGACTTTACTGCACGAACAGATCAGAAATGACGAAGATTATGATGATTGGGACTATGGCACTGAGCCTAGTTACGGTAAGCCCCTATAAATAATCTCGATATATAGTGTCATTTCATGCCTGAAACTAACTCACGGGCGTTTCAGGACATTAATTTGTCCTTCAAAGCACATCCTGTTACTGGAGATATTCAAGTTCTCAAAAATGAGAACGCGATTAAGCGTGCTGTAAGGAATTTAATTCAAACAATTGGAGGAGAGAGACCATTTCAGGAGTCTCTTGGCACTGATGTAACAAGTTCGCTGTTCGATTTCGTTGATTTTGGTACGGCGAACTTAATTTCTCAACAAATTTTTGATGTTTTGAGGAATTTTGAAGGTAGGATAGCAAATACTAAGGTTGTAGTCAACCCACAACCCGATGATAATGCGTTTGATATCTTAATTACCTATGATATTGTTGGTGATGATTTCCCTCAACAGACATTTGAGTTTGTTTTAGAACCAACTAGGTAAAAAAATGCCATCTTTCAAGTATACAAACCTAAATTTTGATCAAATTAAGAGTTCGATCAAGGATTATTTGAGGTCTAACTCGGAATTTTCCGATTTTGACTTTGAAGGATCGAATATGTCGATCTTAATTGATGTTTTAGCGTACAATACTTACCTGACGGCATTCAATAGCAACATGGTTGCTAACGAATCCTTCCTAGATTCGGCAACTTTAAGAGAAAATGTCGTTTCTCTTGCAAGAAATATCGGATATGTCCCCAGATCGCGTAAAGCAGCACAAGCGATCGTTGATTTTCCGTTCAAATTCAATGGTAACAGCACAACTGTCACTCTGAAGAAGGGTTTGGTGGCAGTTGGTGGCGTAGAAAATACTTCTTATGTCTTTTCCATCCCAGAAGACATCACTGTAACGAGTCCAATTGACGCTGGAGGAGTCGCTGGAGCAAATCCGCCGCGCACAGCGACTTTTTCTGGCATCACTCTCTACCAAGGAACACTTTTAACCAAATCTTGGGTCGTAAATGGTAGTACAGACCAAAGATTTTTGATCGAAAACTCAAATGTTGACATTGATACTCTTAGAGTCACTGTTAGGAAGTCTGGAGCATCTGCTGGTTTAGCATTTGCCAAGGTTGACAACATTATTGATGTAACTTCTACCTCAAATATCTTCTTAATCCAAGAAGCACCGAACGAAACTTACGAATTGCTGTTTGGTGATGGTCTTTTTGGCACAAAATTAGAAGTTGGAGATACTGTTTCTATAAGTTACATCGTAACTGACGGAAAAGACGGAAATGAAGGTAAAAATTTCGCATTTTCTGGAGATGTTCAGAATGATGCCAACAATTCTATCGGATCTACGAATGTAGTTCAAATTACAACCGTTCAGACCGCCCGTAATGGGTCTGATATCGAGTCAATTGACTCTATTCGATACTTTGCACCTAGACAGTACTCCGCGCAGAACAGAGCGGTCACACCTAGGGACTACGAAGCAATTGTACAAGAGATTTATCCCAATACAGAGTCAATTTCTGTAGTTGGTGGCGAAGAACTCGACCCACCCGAATTTGGAACTGTTGTTATGAGCATCAAACCTAAAAATGGCACATTTTTGTCCGACTTTACTAAACAGAATATTCTTAACAAACTCAAAAGTTACACTATTGCAGGGATTAACCAAAGAATCGAAGATCTGAAGATTCTGTACATTGAACTTAACACTAGTGTCTATTATAACAATGCAATTCTTGATGATGCAAATGAACTGAAGGCAGAAGTAACTCAATCTTTGACCGAATATGGTGGTTCTGCTAATTTGAACAAATTTGGTGGCAGATTTAAGTATTCTGAGTCCCAAAATATCATTGACAACACAAATAAGGCAATTACCTCAAATATTACTAAAGTTACGATGCGTCGTGACCTAAAAGCACTGGTTGATCAAGTTGCTCAGTATGAATTATGTTTTGGTAATCAATTCCACATTTTAGACGGCGGCGGAACTGTCAAATCAACTGCTTTTACAATTGCTGGAGAAGATGAATTAGTCTATTTGACGGATATTCCTAGGAATGATGGGAGATACGGAGATATTGCCATCTTTAAACCCGCAAAACTCGAAGGAGAGGATGCAGAGGTTGTTGTTAAGTCTGCTGGCACCGTAGATTACCTAAAAGGTGAAATTTTGATCAATGCTGTCAAGATTACATCAACTGGAAAGGGTAATGGGGTGATCGAAGTTCAAGCGTATCCTGAGTCTAATGATGTGATCGGTCTTAAGGACATTTACTTAAGTCTCGACCTCTCAAACTCCGAGATAAATATCGTGAGAGACACTATATCTTCTGGTCAGCAAATTTCTGGCATTGGATATCAAGTTACATCTAGCTACTCCAACGGATCGCTAATTAGACAGTAGGATGATCGAGACAAACTCCCCCTTAAGTCCACGGGTCAAGACTTATCAGGTCATTTCTGAGGTCGTACCCGAATTTGCCGTTTCTGAGAACCCTAAGTTTGTTGAGTTCTTAAAACAGTACTATATTTCGCAAGATTATCAAGGCGGTCCTGCTGATATCGCTGAAAATATTGATGCGTACATTAAAGTTGATAATCTGACCGTAGATGTCATTAGGGGAGCAACAAATCTCACCGCAGATATTTCTGCGACTGATGATACGATTAATGTAACTAGCACAGACGGATATCCAGAAAAACACGGTCTTATCAAGATCGATAGTGAGATTATTACCTATGCAGACAAGACTCAAACTTCTTTTACTGGATGTACCAGGGGATTCAGCGGTATCTCCACTTATTCCGCTCCTAATGATCCTTCCAATTTAGTTTGGGAGCAAACTACTGCTGCAAGTCACTCTACAGACACTGTAGTAGCAAATGTTAGTGCTCTTTTCCTGAAAGAGTTCTATAAAAAGTTAAAGGCGATGTATACTCCTGGATTAGAGGGAGTAAACCTTTCACCGCAGTTAGATATCAATAATTTTATTAAAGAAGCGAGAAGTTTATACGAAGCAAAGGGAACTGAGGATTCTTTCAAAATTCTCTTCAAAGCATTGTTTGGAATTGATCCAAAAATCAATGATCTTGAAAAATATCTCATAAAACCATCATATGCAAACTATGTTCGCAGAAAAACTCTTTCTGTAGAGTTAATTTCTGGAGATCCATCAAAACTCATTGGAGAAACTCTTTTTCAGGATAATGATCCTGTAAATGACAATTTTAATGAAGCTTCTGGTCCTATTTCGGAAGTTACTGCGATTAGAGATGGATATTTTAAAATTTCACTCTTTACAGGTTTTGATGAAAGGTCTCTCACTGATGGCGAATTTAAAGTCCCAGGAAGAACCAGAAATGTAGGTTTAGTAGGACTTGGTGCGTCTGTAATTACTGTAGATTCCACAATTGGTTTCTCAAGCACGGGCACAATCAATGTTGGTGACCCAAATGATGATTTTTATCAAACTTTGACATATGGGACAAAAAGCATCAACCAGTTCTTTGATGTAAACCCATCAATTGCAACATCAATCCCTAATAACTCTAAAATTTCTGCACCCAATGTCGTATATGGATATGAGAGTGGAGATACTACCAAAAAGGTAGAAATGAGAGTTACTGGTGTTTTGGATAAGTTTTTATCTAACTTAAGTCTCCAAAACCTGGATGCAACATCTTCTATCAAAATCAGAAACTTAGGTAGATGGATTAATAACCCACTTGCCAATAAAACTTACGAAGAAATCTTTTTTAACTCCTGGGTTTATAATACTTCAGGAAGATACTTCATTGATACTTTTGCTGGATCTAGTTTTGTATTAGTCGGTGATATTGACAAAGCTAGTCTTAGAGTCGGAGATAATGTAGAAATTGTTGGCAGAAACACTCAAACGGTATATGCCAGTGGGTTGAGTGTTGCTTCTGTTAATACTTCAACTAAAACCATCACTATTTCTGGTGTAGTACCAACACTAAACACTTCTTTAGAGTATGATTTTAGAAGAATTCAAAATAAAGCAAATTCTTCAATTGTTCCAATCAGAGGTGGACAAGATCAACTTCTGTCTGATATCAATAACACATACCTTGTAACTGAAAATGAATCCGAAAGTGGTAAGAGGGAAGCATATGTTGCTTCTAGTTCTCTTCCCAGTTATTTGATTGCGTCTGATAAGATTAGATCTACTTTAGTAAATCCAACTCTTGCTCTCGGCAACTTTGATGGTTTTGAAAGTACAGAGAACGCATATTCCATTATTGCGTTTGTTGATGATGTTCCATTCAAAACGGGCGATGAAATATCATATGTTCCTGGAGCGGGAACTCCCGTTATTCCTGGATTGGAGCAAAAGAATTACATTGTTGAGGTTTTAAATCCCGCTAACAGAATTCGTCTCTATGCTTCTAGAGCATTTGCTAAAGCAGGTCTTCCAGAATACTTCAATGTTCCAACTGTTACAGGAACCCATGATTTTATTTTGAGTTCTCAAGGAACTAGAAATATTTTCCCATCTAGACCTATTCGTAGGTTCCTTCTTGAGCAAGATCTTAAGAGTGGTAAAGAAGCACAAACTACATCAGAGAGAACCACTGATGGCAATACTGCCATGCTCACCAATGGTCTCGAAATCTTAAATTATAAGGGGAATGATAGAATCTATTATGGTCCCTTAGAGAGAATTGATGTTGTAAGTGGTGGGGATGAGTATGATGTCATGCATCCCCCCAGTATTACTATTAATGATCCTCTGGTTAGCGCAGCAAACACTGCAGCTGCAGTAGTTAGTGCTTCTGGATATGTCAAAGATATCTTTATTGACCCAGTATCGTTTGATATTGACAAGGTTGTTAGTGTAGAAATCTTTGGTGGAAATGGCACTGGAGCAAGAGGTAGAGCACTTACTGAGGAAAGATATCGTGAGATCTCTTTCAGTGGCGTTAGCACTCTTTCTGGTGGTGCTGTAGAGGCAGTCAATGATTTGTTCTCGCTTTCTCAAGACCATAACTTGGTTACAGGTGATAGAATCATCTATAACAATAACGGAAACTCTAATCTTGGAATTGCAACAACTGGAGCGTCTAACGAAGAACTGACCCTCATGAGTGGTCAAGATTACTATGTTAGAGCATTTGATTCTGATTCTCTGTATCTTCACTACAATAAATCAGATGCAGTGTTGGGAATCAACACCATCACTATCACTGAAGATGCCGCAGCGACTAATAGTGGTCTTCATATCTTCAGAACTTATGAAAAGAAAACTGCTATCTCTAGAATTAGCGTAGAAGATGTTGGAGAAAATTACAGCAGTAGAAATGTTATTGCAAGTCCTACTGGTATCAATACATTTAGAGATTATGTTGAATTTAAAAATCATGGATTCTCTGATGGAGATATCGTAAATTACACTTATGATACAACAGCAATCACTGGTCTGAGCAGCACAAAGCAATATAGGATTCTTAAATTAAATGATGATGAGTTCCGTCTTGCTGAAGCGGGCAATAAAGGCGATAAAGCACCGTCTGGAAATGATTATGAAAATAGAGTACATGCTTTCTTGGACTCTAAGGGTAGCGGTTATCAGAGGTTCAGTTATCCAACAATTCAATGTGTAGTAAAAGTTCTTGCCGAAGATCAGACAGAGAAAACTCTTAATGCCACTCCGATTGTTAGGGGTAAGATAACAGATGCTCTGCTATATGATAGTGGCGCAAATTACGGTTCAACCATTCTTAATTTTGTAAATGAACCAACAATTTCTATTCCTAGAGGATCTTTCGGACAGATTGGTATTATTATTTCTAATGGTAGAATTACTTCGGCATTTGTTCTGAGTGGAGGTCAAAACTATGAAGGTCCGCCAGACATCATCGTTAATAGCACAAATTCTGAGGCAAATGGTGCTATTCTTAGAGCAGTAGTAAGTAATGGTTCTATTACTGATGTAAAAGTAATTTCTGGTGGTATTGGATATGATATCAACACAACAACTATTGATATTCTCCCAGTAGGAAATAATCTAAGACTTTCTGCTTCTCTTAGATCTCTCAATATCAATAAAGCATTTGGACTCGATGAAGATGAATTAGATTATCTTGCTCCAGCTGGAGATGGTCTTGCTGTAAATTACATTGGTTATGGCAATTCCATTAGAAATTTCTATGGAGATGATGGTACTAGTCATTCACCAATCATCGGTTGGGCATATGATGGCAATCCAATCTATGGTCCTTTTGGTCTTGAAGACCCTGATAACATTCAATCGGATGTAGAAAGACTTACTTCAAGTTATGTAATTAGTGCGACTAACATTGTAAATAGACCTCCAATCTCAGAATTCCCATATGGGTCTTTAATTAATGATTATGTTTATGATGGTTCTGGAGATCTTGATGAGCATAATGGTAGATTTACCAAAACTCCAGATTTTCCAGAAGGAGTCTATGCATATTTTGCTACTGTAGACATTCTAAACAAACCAGTATTCCCTTACTTTATTGGTGATAGTTATAGAAGTGCTGCTATTCCTGAGAACACTGTCAGAGGTCTTGTAATTGATCAAACTAATTTTAACTTTGAAGAGTCGAAATTAGTCAGAAATACTTATCCTTACAATTTGTTTGGAGATGGTGTTGCATATGATTATGTTTTCCAACCATATTTGACAAATAATCAAGAGTCTCTTCCAGATAATCTTGGCATCGGTTCTGTAACAAGTATCAATGTCCGAGCTGGTGGTGAAGGATACAGTGTGGGAGATTCTATCGTATTTGACGAGACCGAAACAAAAGGTGGTGGTCTTAGTGCTGAGGTTCAAAAAATCAATGGAAAACCCATTGATAGAATTACAAGTCAAACTACACGATTTACAGGAACACCATTCAAGATTGTTCGTGAGGGTGTTAAATTCAGAGTTAATCCATATCATGAGTTTAAGGAAAATGAGTTTGTCAAGATAAGTGGTATTTCAACTTATGTTGAAGATCTTCAGGGGTTCCACAAAATTAGTTTGCCCACTTATTCTGCAACTTTGACTGATAATGGGTACACTGGTATTATTACTGACCTTAGAGTAAATATTGTTCCTCCCAATGTTTCTGCAGGTGATTCCATCGGCATTGGTACAGAAACAATGCGAATTCTCAATGCATTCCCTAGGGAAAACATTGTAAGGGTTGAGAGATATGCTGGGTTTGCCACTGCTGCTACTGGAGCAGGTGTATCTTACTTCACGAGTGAATTTACAATTCCTTTAGAGGGTTTGACTCCTATAGATTCTGAATTCCAAGATCTTTACTATTTTAATCCTAAAGAAGCAGTTGGTGTTGGTACAACCGTAGGATTCTCCACATCTGTTAGTGTTTCTCTTAATGGAGTAACTAAAACAAGATCTATTCTCTCCAAATCAATTTTCATTGGTGAGCATGATATCAGAACTAATGATCTGATTACATTTAATAAGAATGGTAATGCGGATCTGTTTGCCACAAGGTCTGTAGACCCATACATCGCTCCTAGTGCCCTCTCGGGCAATTTCTACGCAGTTAGAAAGACTTCTACCACAATTGGTCTTAAGACTACCCCTGACACTGCAGAGTTGTTCTTTACGAACACTGGTGATGATAGTGCAAATTACTATTTTGAAACAAATTATAATCAAGCAACTGCCGATATTGAAAAGAATGATCTGACAGTCGTAACAACAGAAGAACATGACCTCGCAAGAGGTGATCAGTTCTCTCTGGTTGTTCAACCTGGACTTTCTACTGGTATTGGAACCTCTACCTCAGTAAGAGTACAACTTCTTGATGGTAATGTTATTATCAACTCGGTCAATCTTCCAACTTCTGGAGTAAACACGACTACCAATACATTTACCGTAGAAGATCATGGTTTAGAAACTGGATTTAAAGTTCTGGCATATGGTGCTGCTGGAGTACCAGCAGATCTTCCCTCAGGTCTATCTCAGAGAACATATTTTGTCTTAAAAATTGATGATGACAACTTCCAACTTTCTGATTCTAGACTTCAACTATTTAAAGATCCACCAGAAGTTGTTAGCGTAGCAACTACAGGTGTAACTGGTCAGACTCTAAATCCAATCAATCCTCCGATTAAAGTAACTAAGAATAATAACTTAGTGTTTAATTTGAATGATCCATCACTGCTTGGATCACAACTTAAAATTTTCTATGATAACAATTACTTCAATGAGTTTGTTGGTAGTGCGTCAACTGCAAATATTGAAGTTGTTGGGTTTGGAACTGTTGGTATTGGAACGACTTTAGCATCTGCTACTCCAACCAAAACCATCAACTATAACAAATCGTTTAGTGGCGAGTTGTATTATGGTATTGAAAAAGGTGGATACATGTCCACATCTGACTATGAAGTATTTGGATATAACAAAATTTCTTTCGAGAACAGTGGATACAATGGATCATATACCGTTGTTGGATTAGGGTCTACCACATTTAGTGCTACTCTTGCATTAGAACCAGAAAAGGCACATTACTTATCAAGTGACTGTGATGATCTTTATTATACTACCACATCAATTGGTGCTACTGGCGGAATTGCTAAAGTACGCTTAATCAGTGGTGGATTTGGATATGATAAGTTCCCTGCTGTAACATCAATCGGAAATAGTGGTATTAGTGCCGAATTGCAACTGATTGGTCCAAATATTAACTTACTGCAAGATATTAGTGTTCCGACAGATGTATATGGATATCCATCTGACAATACTCTGAAACCTGATGCATTCTTGCCTAGAGTTGTAAGAATCAAGAATGCCAACAAGGTTATTGAGGCAGAAGTTACTTTTGGTGGAAGATCGTATCTCAATGCACCATCTTTGGCATTGTATGATAAAACAACGGGCGAGATCGTTGATAATGGTTTGATTGTTTCTAGTTTGAGCGATTCTGCTGTAAACGCTGTTGAAGTAGTAGTTGAACCAAGAGGTCTGACAGGTAGCGAATATGGTCTTGCTCCGTTGCAAAATAGTAACGGTATTTCGATCATCGAAGCATTTTCTGATGTAGGTTTCCTTACATGTAAGATTACAACTCCCATTTTGGGATATGTTAATGAACCATTTACCGCTGGTGAATCTGTATTTGTTGAGGGTGTAGAATTTAATAATGATGGTGATGGATTTAATGGTGGTGATTACAAGTTCGCAAACTTTACTATTGTAGATTACAACTCTGCAGTAAACCCAAGAGAAGTAACTTTCGCTTATGCGGGTCTTACTAATAACACAGGTACTGGCGCAACGGTTAGACCTGGATTTGGTCAAATTGTAAAAGCAGGAGATCTTGCTCAATTTAGTGTAACCAAGAAATTCTCTGATTTTGCAATCAACGAACCTCTTAGAAGGAACGATGACTTAGTGTTGGATCTTATCTTAAGATCCATTAATACTAGCACAGGCGTTATGGTTATCGAAGGTTCTAGACCTTTACAACCAGATGACATTCTGGTCGGAACTAATAGTGGTGACCGTGCAGAAGTTGATGTTGTCGATGAATTTGATGGTTATTTTGATATTAGTGCCACTATTGACACTAATGTAGGATGGGGCGACAATATTGGTTTGATTGGTGATTCTAACCAATTCTTACCAGATAATGATTATTATCAAAATATGTCTTATGCTATTGAAAGTGAAAAGACATATGAGGAAATTGTCACCTATGTAAATGACATTGTTCACCCAGCAGGTATGAAGAATTTTGCTAATACGCAAATTCTTTCTGTTGGTGATGCTGGCGAGTCAACACAACCAGCAGATGATGCAGGTGGATTTGTTCTTGACTTTGTTAGCGATCCTCTGAGAGTTGATGCTATTTACGGATTCGATCTCTCTAGAGATGTTGATTCTGCTGACAATGTATCTAAATTCCTTGAACTTAAATCAACAAGACTGGCTGACTATATTTTAAATAAGACAAATAGAGTTCTCATCCATGATGACATTTCTCCTGAATTTGTAAGTAACGAATCTAATGACTTGAGCGACGATAGAACTATCGCTGCTGCTGTTGCTGGTAGAAATTTTGCAAGATATCTGGTTCTCACAACTCATGATGCGGAGAATCCCCTCAACAATCAATATCAGTTCAATGAATTGGTTCTGGTTGCCTTAAATGGTAATACTTACTTGGTGCAGAAGTCTCACCTAAACAATGTTAATAATGTTGGTTTAGCAACTGGTTACTGTGAGTATTTCTCTTTCTTCAATGTTAATGACAACATTACTGAAGTAAGAATCAAACCTTATGAGACATTCGATACTGATTATGACATCAAAGCATTCCAGCAAGGTTTTGCTGCTGATGTTGGTATTGGTTCAACCAGTCTTGGTAACGCTGTAAATTCTTCTGCTAATGTCACGGTTGGTACAGGAACTACGACTGAGGTTATCGGATTTAGCACAACTACATTCGTTGGTGGTATTGGTCACTTTGTTGTCTTAGATAGTTCTAATGATAAGATTGATTATGTGGAATTGGCATTGCAACATGATGGTGTCGATACTTATCTCACAGAACTAGCTTCGTTCAACACTAAGCAAAGCATCGGCGGTCTTTCAGGTCCCAATTTCATGGGAACCTTTACCTCTAGGATTGAAAGTGGTGTAGTTAAAATTGAGTATGTCCACAGCGAACCAATTCCTGTATCAATTAGAACTAAATTTACATCATTTGAACCAGTTGGTCTTGGAACTACAAGTGTCAAGCACTTAAACCTTGAATTTACTCCAGAGGGTACAGAAAGAACTGCAAGAGTCGTTGTTGGTGCGTCTGCAACTACGGGTATCTCAACTATCGTTGGTATTACAACTAACATTGATCTTTCCTTCAAGACAACTGCTCATGTGTCTATTGGTGAGACTCAAACGATTCATCAGATTTATGTTCTGAGTGATCCTGAGAAAGCAGACACATACATCACTCAAGGTCCTATTGCTGCTGTTGGCACCACCACAGGTGTCGGTACATTTGGTGCAGAATATAGGGGCAATCAAGTTGTCCTAGAGTTCTTCCCAGATGCTAGCGTATCTGGCATGGTCAGTATCTTCTCTTACAATGAAATCCTTTATAAGGATCTTGACCCCAACGGTTCTCTGGCAGGTATTGGTTCATTTGACTATGGAAGAGTATTTGAAAATGTTACTCAAAATACCTACTTAGGTATTAATAATAGAAACATTAGAACCTTTGATCTGAAGCATAGAGGAGTTCCCATTTATGAGAGAAATCTGAATCCACAAAACCCCACTCAAATTGATTTTGGAACGGGTCTAATTAGTTTCCAGCATTTCTTCTCAAACACTGAGGAAGTTACTTATACACCAGGATCTAATGTTATTGGTGTTGCTGCTAGTGCTCTGCAATATGTCACTGGTTATGGTCACACTGACCTTCCTAGCACGGTCTATATTGTCAAGAACAACAACAGTCAGTTCTTTATCTCAACCACCATCACAGACGCTAGACAGGGTATTGCTGTAACCTTCCAACCTGGAACATCTGGTGGTAACCAGCATAGATTTACAATGAACAAGAGGGATGAAAAAACTATCATCGCTCTCAGTGGTATTGTACAAAAACCAATCTCATACACCAATATCATCTATGATCTTGATGTAGCAGTCAATGGTATTGTTACTGCCTTTGCTCTTAGTGGTCTTAGCACTGTTACCTCTGGCGACTTGCTCAAGATTGAAGACGAATACTCAATCGTAAGAACAGTTGGTTTTGCTACTACTTCTACTGGTCCTATTACTGGTATTGGTACTTGGAGTATTGTTGAAGTTGAAAGGGGTGCAGTTGGATCAGCTGCCACAGATCATGCTGCGGGTGAAGTTGCGAGAATCCATAGAGGATCTTTCCAAATTCTGAACAGTCAGATTCACTTCACTGAGGCACCTCTTGGTGGTGACTTGGGTGTTATTGACCCACAGAATCTTCCATATCCAAGAGCATCCTTTGGTGGTAGAACATATCTGAGAAATGATTATAGAACAAACGAACTGTTTGATGACTTCTCAGACAAGTTTGATGGTCTGGAAAATACTTTTGACTTGACCGCTACTGGTGCTGCTGTAACTGGTATTGGTTCTACTGGTGGTAATGGTGTCCTATTCATCAACGGTATCTTCCAAGCACCGTTCGGTGAGAACAATGAAGGTGTTTCCAACTTCAAGATCATTGAAGATCCTGTTTCTACTGCTGCTAGTGTTCAGTTTACTGGTATTACATCAGTCGGATTTACGGATCTAATTATTGATCCAGATGATATTAACCAGAACCAATTGCCAAGAGGCGGCATCATTGTTTCTATTGCATCTACTCCTGGTAGAGGTTATGCTCCCTTTAATGGTGCAGCAGTCAAAGTCAATGTAAACACTGCAGGAACAATCACTGAGATTGTTGGCGCATCTACTACAGGCATATTCGTTAATATTGAAGATGCTGCCTATGATAGAAAGACTGGCATTATGACAGTCTCTACCGTTGACAACCACACTCTTGTGCTTGAGGATCAAGTCAAGTTGGTTGGTCTTGAATTTACCTGTCCTAAGAATCCTGTTGGAACTCCCAATGGATTTACTTATGATCCTTCTACTGGCATTTCTACTATCTCGTTTGCAAGTCCTCATGGATTAGTAAATGGTGATGCAATTTCTATTGAAGCGAACAGCATTACATTTACATGTACACAGGGTCCTGGCAATCATACCTATCCCCGTGTAACTGATCCTGCATACAACCAGTATCTTACCATTTCTGGTGTAACTGCAAATTCATTCAAAGTTAATGTTGGAACTGGTGGTACAGGTACATCTCCACACACTTTTGTTAGTGCTGCTACGGATGCTATCAGGACTCTGAACTATCAGGGTATTACCACTACAACATTCCCAGATCATGATGATCCGTTCTCTGTCGTTGGTATTACATCTGCGAGAACATTCAAGGTACAAGTCGGTGCATCTACTATTCCTCACACTTATGTGAGTGGTGGTACTGCTGCACAATTCTTCCCACTGACATTTGGTTCTGGTTACAATACCAATCTTGGAACAATTGGTATTGCAATTACTGATGTGGCATTTGAGCATAGATTTGCATCTGCTGGTATCAATTCCATCTTTGATAATACTGGCACAACATATACTGCGACTGGCGGTAGTTACATCTCCACCACTGGTCAACTGACTTTGACGATTAATGGTCATGGTCTTACAACCAGCAATACTCTTGGTATTGACACTGGTTCTATCGGATTTACTTGCGATAGCGATAACTTCTTAAGTGAAAATCTCTATCCTAGAGCAACTGACCCTGTTGCTGGTATTCTTACCGCTATCACTGAGGTAACTACGAATACAGTAACAGTATTTGTTGGTCCTGGCGGTGGTGCTGGTACTGGAGCAGATGTCTCTGCAGTTGTTGGTGCAGGTGGTAGTCTTGTCTTTACCATCAACGATGGTGGTGTTGGTTATGTAAACCCACACGCTCTCCCACCAGAACCCAATGGCGAGAACCTTCCGATTGTAGGCGTATCTAGAATTGGTCTTGGTGCCACTACCGTAACAGGTGTTGGTTGTTCTGTCACGGTTCAAATCGCTGGTGTATCTACTGCTACAGGCATCGGTTCTACTTACTTTGAAGTTGCTGAGTTTGAACTTTCTAAGAAGGGGTATGGATTCAAGCGTGGTGATAAATTTACAGTAACTGGTCTATCCACAGATCCTTCTGCTGGAGATGACTTCTCACAATTTGAGATGGAAGTCATTGATGTATTTACTGACCAAGTAGCATCTTGGCAGTTTGGTAATATTGACTATCTTGATAACATCAAGAGATATCAGAACGGTAACCAGAAGAGATTCATTCTTGAATATCAAAGATCAATTGTCAGTTTTGAGATCGATAGAAATGATCAAGACTCCAAAGAGATTGATCTATCTGCTGTTCTTCTTATCTTTATTAATGGTGTTATTCAAGAACCTGGAGTTCACTATTCGTTTGATGGTGGTTCCGTAATTGAATTTACTACAGCACCGACAATTAATGATAATGTCGTTATCTTCTTCTATAGAGGATCTATCGGACAAGATAGTTTCTTGTTTGATGTTAATGAAGTTGTCAAAATTGGCGATAATCTCAAGTTAGAGAAGAGCACTGAAATTGAACTTAATGCAGTTCCTCAGTCAAGTCCAAACTTTGCTCAGGATGAAGATCGTATCGTTAAGAGAATTGATAGTGCCGCGACTGTCGAAACTGCTTTCTATCAGGGTGTAGGTATTAGTAATGATAACTACAAACCTGTTAACTGGATCAAACAGAAAAAAGATATTCTGGTTGATGGTGCTCTTGTATCCAAAGCAAGAGATTCTCTCGAAGCAGTAATCCCACCAATTGCAAATGTCATTGGTGTTGTCAGTACATCTGATGCCTTTGTATATGTTGACTCTACAGCATTATTCTTAGATACTGACGGTCTTCTTGCTGGTTCATTCAGTCTTGCTTACATTGCTGAGGTTGGATTCGGAACAACTGCAGTCTATGGAATTAACTATGAAAACATGACTGGAATTGAACCTCTAGTCGCTAATGTTCAGGGTTACATTGGTGTCGTAACTGGTATTAGCACAGTTGCTGGTATTGGTACGGACCTTGCACTTCAAATTCAATTTGATGTTCAGGACTATGTAAATAATGGTAACGATCCTACTGGACTTCAAACTGGTCAACCGTTCAAACTATATGGTACTGGAATCAACACTGCTGGTGTTGCAGTAACAAGTATTGATACACATGACACGGATGTAGTTGCAATCAGCACCTATAACGGAGATAACATTTACTATGTTCATGGTATCTCTTTTGTCCCTGGAACGGGAAGTCGTCTTGGCATCATTACTGCAAATATTGCATCTTACACAGATGTAAGTGATTTCGTTGGTGTTGGTTCCACTGCTCTGCCTTACGCTCACTTCACTTGGGGTAAGTTTAATGGACTTACTAGAGATGCTGCAAATCCAGTATATGCAAATCTCAAGGGTCTCGACTTTAACCCCGAATTGGACAACTATCCAATTGTCCAAAGGCGTGGCGTTGGTCTCAGAGGTACTGGGGGTCTTCCGAAGCTGTTATAAATACAAAAAAGTTAGACCCTCCGCCCGTTCATAATAATGGCAGCCATTATCACCGACCAATTTAGGGTTATTAATGCAAATAATTTTGT